AACTCGCCGGCGGAGGCTTGCGGGGCAATTTTGCGCTTTGCGGAGGGTCTCTTTTTGCCCATCAGTACCCCCTGCCACCGTGGTAAATGCGGATCTGGCGCGGCCGGGTCACGCCCGCGGCGGTATCCTGCTCGGACTGCATTTGCCGCAGGCGGTCATCCCGCGCGCGGATCAGTTCGTCGACGGATCGGTATTCAATGGTTCGATCGGCGAAGCGAACCAGCCGCTCGCCGCTGGCGATGGCCTCGTTCAGGGCGTCGATTTCGGATTGCTGGACAGGCATCGGCAGATTCCACAAGGGTTTCCGCGATGATGCCCGGCGCCGCTCCCGGGCGCCTGTGGGAAGATTTCAAGCGGCGCCCGGAACTAGTTCAGGAATCGGAGGCGTTGCGCTCTCCAAATATGAACGCTTGCGTTACTTCATGTTGAACATGTCGATGAAGCTAACCACTTTCATCGCCTGCCCGGTCCACTCGGCCTTGCAGCCCCAGTAACCATCGACATATCCGCCAAAACCATTTTTGCCGCGCCCTGTGATTTCGCCATAATAGTAGCCGTCGCTATTCATGGACCCGCTATAGGATTCAAGAACCGCCGTTTCCGGCTCTCGAAGCGCGGCACGCCATGCCGCGATGCAGGCCGCCTTTCCTATCTCGTTCTTGCGACCAATCAATTGCCGTTCTGCCGCAGCTTTTTCCTCCGCATGGCGCATTTGCGCGTCCTTGGCTGCTTTCTCGTTCTCGGCGATTCTCTGATCAGATGATAAATGCTCCTTGCGCCACCATTCGTCGAGTTCCGCCTTTTTGCGCTGCTTTTCGTCGAAATAATCCGTGATTTTCCCGCCGATCACGAACAGAACAGCCACGGCCAATACCAGTCCGACCGCTATGCACCGATTTCGCTTGTACTTTTCCATGCCACCCTCCGCATAAACGCGGCGAGTATCTGGCGAATCGATTTGTCATGTCAAGGATTGGCAACGGACCCGCGCCGCTTTCGCGGCGCGAGTCCATGATTCAGCCGTGATCGAACACCACCCGACGCCACAGCGTCGCAGGCTGGAGCCCACGTACGCGCATCTTGCGTGAATCCAGCCCAAGCTGCCGCAGGTAGCGCGCGGCGAAACATCTCATACTTGAGTACGCGTCACTCTCCGGGCCAATGCCAGTGGCGGCCCTGAGGATTTCGCTCATGCGCCAAGGGCCATCGCCCGCCGTCGGCAGCCATTCCTTCAGGGCCAGATAGAGCGGATCGACGATCCGTTCTTCGCGCAGTGAATCCTGCGACTGGCTTGGGCAGATTTCCAGTTCAGCCAATATGTCCATTCCGGTGCGCTCGATGGTTTGCCGGTTGGCGATCCTGAGAGCCTGCGGCAGGCTCACCCCGGCGGAACGGGCGGCGCGCAGAAAGCTGCGGAAGGTGCGGTCGGCGGAGACGGCCAGATCGGCGGCGTGCGCCGGGTTGGTCGAGAGCACCGGCGGCGGCAATGCCGCTCCAGCATCGCGCAGCGCGAAAAAAGCTTTGACCAGCGCCTTCTTGAAGGCGACGACGATTTCGGAATTTCGCATCAGGGTGAGCAGGAAGGTGGCTTGCTGTTCGTTGAGAAAAGCGAATTCACGATATTGATTCCCTCCGTTCGTCTCAAAGGGTCGCATTTCAAATGCGACCCCTCCAAACTCGTTAAGGTCTTCAACGTACTTTCTGACCAACTGAATCACCGATTTATGTTCCATCTGCACCCCCTCGGCAATCGCCAGCGAGGTGGTCATCGGTTCGTTGTGGTGAAGCAAGACGAGATCAGACATGGTTTGCCTCCTGCTCCGACCTGACCGGCCGGCCGCGCCGCTTTGCCGATGGTAGCGGCAGGCGCGCCTTGAAGGCCTGAAAGGCCGGGTCGCGGTTCGCCTTGTACCAGGCCTTGAATTCTTCGCCCCTTGCTCGCACCGCATCCGGGCGCTGGCTCTTGATGAACTCCGCCAATTCCCTCGCCCGGCGCTCCACTTCGCGTTCTAGCCACGGTTTCTGATTGGCGGGCCGAAACGCCAGCAGCCACCAATCCACACTCTCGAATTGTTTTCGGGGCCCTTTCGCCTCTGCTGGCCGAAGGCGGCGCAGCTCGAAACGCAGGCCATTTTCCTCCCATTCCGCTGATGTAAATTTCTCCGGCCAGACAAGGTCTTTCGGGATCACCCCCTCGGCTTCCAGCGCGGCGCGGCGGCCGTAGTAGCGCGGAAACCAGGAAAGTTGCGTATCGACAATGATTTCGCCGGAAAGGTCGGCGGGCGCAAACGCGCCTTGAGTTTGAGCAGCCATGATGGCCTCCATTGAATAACGGTTTTGAACCGCCATCCGCTCTTCCAAAAGCGGGTGGCGACCGGAACACGGGGTTGGAAGACCGGTCAATGGAGCCGGTAGGGCTTGCGCCCTCCCCGTGCCCGGCCGCCATTGAGAGGGCCAAGCACGCGCACACAAAAAAACCGCGCCTAAAGGCAGCGGCTCATGTGAGCCATTGATTCCGGGCTTCCACACCCGTTGCCGGCTGTTGACCGGCAGAGGGGATTGTGCGCCCGGATCGGGTGCGGTGTAAAGGGGCGGGACATTCCAATGTGATAGATTGCGGTTTCCACACTCGCTCTCTTTTCACGAAAGGAATGCCCCATGGAAGAACTGCTGCGCAGGATCGTCGAACAAAACGAGCGCCTGATCGAAATCGGAGAACGGAATGCCGCCCTGCTCGAAAATATCCGCTTTGAACTTGAAACCAGCATCGGCACGCAATTGACGCTCATGGATTCGTCGACCGGGATCGACGCCATTGTCGACGGGATCGATCGCGTTGAAGCGCTGCTGCAGGAACTTGTCGACAAATGAATCACCGGGCTCAGTCGCGATCTAGCATGGGGCTCCGCATTCATCTCAAACCCCTGGCAACTGCAGCTGCTCGATCACTTCCGCATCGCTGCGCACCTTGACCCTGCCCATCAACACCAGCGGCAGGATGCCGAGCATTTCGGCGGCGCGGCGGTCGTTTTTGACCTGCTGGTAGGTCACCCCGGTGACCTTGGCAATCGCGTGCAGCGACTTCCCCTGGCCGACCAGCTCGGCGCACTTGCGGATGCGCTGGTAGCGCCCGAAATCGCTCAACGCCGGCACAGTGAAGCTGGTTCCGCCCCACTCTTCGACCATTCTCTGAAACGCGGTTTGCCCTAGCAGCGTTTCCAGCATGTGGCCCGGCGTCGCCTGCCCTGGCACGTATAGGCTATCTCCCCCACGCGTTCCGCAGAGCAGCAAGGTGTTGGTCAGGCCGATGACGGCGGCCAGATCCTCGGCGATGCCGTTGCAGCGGCGCTTGAATTGTTTTTCCATGATTATCGCCTCGCGGTGTAGCTGGATCGGGAAACGCGCCGGGCCGGCGCGGTGGGTTGCGGCTGGGATGCTGCGGCAGGGGGTTGCTTTTCTTCGGCGGGTTCGATGCGCCGCGCCGTGCCCTGAAGAATGCGGGACTCGGCTTCTGCCCAATCTGCCCGGGTGTAGCGGTGCAGGTGCAGTTCCGGGTGGTGCGCGGCGGCATAGGCATAAACCCAGGTATCGAGCGGTTCATTGCGGGCGCCGCGTTTCTTGACGTAGAGGTTTTTACGCGGGTCAAAGGTTTCGGAAACGATTCCGACGAAGAATTCACGCGGCAACTGGTCGCTGAAATGCACCAGGCGCTCGTCGCGCTCGACCTCGGCGTCGGCGCCGATGCGGCGGAAGAGGACGTGCTTGGCATGAACGGTTCCGACCTGCCAGGTGTGCAGACCCTGCTTTTGCACCTTGCCGTCGGCCTTGATTTCTTCCCATTTCGGGCGCCCAAGCACCGGAGCGTTGTTGGCTTTGGCGCCGAAGATGCACATCAGGCGCAGGGCCGGGGTCGGGCTGTCCTGGTTGTCGACGACGAATTGCTTGACGAACTGCGTGCGGTGGCCGCGCCCGTCGATGGCGCAGGCGGCAACGCGCAGCTGCGCGCCGCTGGCGTGCTGTAGTGGGCGGTTGAGCAGGTTGGCCAGCGCTTCCCATACCGCCGGCCGGGCCGGGTCGCCGGGCAGCACGACGTAGTCGATGGTCCAGGCGGCCATGTTGCGCCCCCAGGCGACGAGGTGCACCTCAAGGCGGTCATCCTGCGTGTCGACGCCGGCGGTGACGTAGCAGGCCGCCATGGGCACGACGCGCAGGTCGTAGGGCTCTGCCCGCTCCGCCAGCAGGTTCTGCTTGACGGCACGCATGGAGGGGTCTTCCCATGGCTCGGCGAGGCGGTCGTTGATGAAGGTTTTGAGCTTTGCCGGGTCTCCCTGGGCGTCAAGCCACATTTGCGCCAGTTCGGCCCAGCGCGGGCCGAGGCCGATCGGGTAATACAGGCAGTTGATGTGGTAGCCGCGCTTCGGGTGGCCGGGGTTGTGCGGAATCCAGCGGCCGGCGGCTAGCATGGCCGGCTTGTGGCTTTCTTCGATGACCGCACCGCATTCCGGGCAGACCAGCCAGGCGCGCACGACGCGGCTATTGTGCGGATCAAGAGTCCAGTGAATATCGTCCCAGACGTAGGCGTGGAACTCGCCGCAGTGAGGGCACGGCAGGTGGCGGTGGCGCTGGTCGCTATCCTCGAACTTCTCGGTGGTGCGGCACAGCCCCTTGATGCCTGGCGTGCTGACGTACATGGCCTTGGCGACGCCGGGGAAGGCGCTGAGACGGCCTTCCAGCAGCGCGACCGGATCGTCGCCGCTGGTGAGGCTGGCGGCGAACTCGGTGAATTCGTCGGCCAGCAGGGTGCGCACGCTGGTCGATTTGAGCCGCTTGGGGTTGCCGGCATGCTCGATGTACAACTGACCGCCGATGAAATCCTTGAAGTCCTGCGTATTCCTGGCGTCGCGGCTGACGACGCTGGAGAGGCATTCACGCACCGCCGGCGTTTCCTCGATGAGCGGGTTCAGCTTCTGGACGATGAACTTCTTCATCGACACTTCACCGGGCAGGCAGACCATGATCGGGCCTGGGTTTTCGGTCATGGTGTAGCCGATGACGGCGGTTTCCATGGTCGACTTGCCGAACTGGATCGGGAAGCGGCAGGCAACGCTGGCCACCGACGAGCGCGACGACATGCAGTCCATCGGCTCCTGCAGCGCGTGGTTGCGCTCGATCCGGAAGCGCCCCGGCGCGACGCTTCCCTTGCTGGAGAGGCGCAGATTGGCTTCTGCCCATTGGCTGACGGTGGTGCGCGGGCGCGGCCGCACGGCGCGGGCCAGCGCAGCGGCAATGCGCGACCGGGCCGGCGACAGGGGCATGGCGACGTTCATTCCGCCCTCCCGATGGCGCCGAAGCGCGCTGCCAGGTCGGCAAGCAGGTGCTCATCCTGTTCCTCGAGGAAGAGCCGGATCTGCGCTTCGTCGTTCATGACCGCCAGTTGCGATACCAGCAGCGGCCGGCGCGATTCCAGTGTGGTGCGAAAGATTGTGCCGGCATCGGCGACCACAGCGAGGACTTCCGTGGACTCGAACAGCAGGCCGGCCTGCTTGGCCACTTCCATTTCTGCCAGTTGCGCATTGGCCAGCTCCTTGCGGGCACGGGCGCGTTGGTAGTCTGGCGTTTCGTCGGCTTCGCTGCCGGCGTCGTCCGCTTCCTGATCGGCTGGCTTGCCGCCACCGCCATCCGCCGGCTGGTCGCCGCGATTCTTCGCGTGGCGCTCGGCAACACCGGCCTTGCCGGGGTCGGCCGTCGCTGCGATCTTGGCTTCGCTGGCTTCGACGTCGACCTTGCCGTCGTCGGTCATCACCAGGCGACCGGATTGCTTGAGCGCGGTGACGTAGCTGCGCTCGACGCCGAGGTGGCGGGAAAATTCTGCTTGAGTCATGGTGGTCACAGCTTGCTTCCCCAGTGGATGAAATGACCGCAGGCGGCGCCACCGTCATGCGGCAATTGCTTGAGCGGGTGCCCAGGCCCATAGGCCGGCGGAAGATCGTCGCGCCCGCCGCAGTAGCCAGCCGATTGGCCGGGCCGTGAAAAATGACCACAGACGCGGCAGCCGCGAGCGCCATTGCCTGCCGCCGGCAGGTAACCGACTTGCTGGCCGTTCTCACTGGCGAAAAAAGTGTCCTGCCCATCCATGCCGGCGCGGATCGCGGCGTTGATCATGTCGGTGCCGAAGTCGGCGCGCGCCTGGTCAATCCAGGCGGCGACCATCGGCATGGCTTCTCGAAGTGGTTTCGCCATGGCTGTTCCGGGTTCGTTTTTTGTGTTCCGGGTACCCGGAACAGCGGAAAGCCTTATCCAGCCTGCCTTGTTCCGGGTGTTCCGGGTGTTCCTTGTGTACACGCGTGGAAAAAGTTTTACGTGTGCGCGTGA